CAATCAGGATGGCCCGCCATCCCCGCATATATCCCACCGGCTCTTCGATCTCGACATACTTCCCCGCCTCCGATGGATGAGGGATGCGCTTCTTCTCTGTCATTGGGCAGGAGAATTCCGGGATTGCAGTTGGCTCCACGCGCATCAAAAACAGCTTGTCCGCCGCAGGTTCCCCGCTCACTATCACCGTCTTTGGAACCAGGATATATAACCCCATGATGGTCGGATCGGAGTGCGCGCGCTCGAAATGGAAATTGCGGTTGAGCCGCAAGAGTTTCTGCCGGAACTTCGGGAAAGGCAGTGCCCGGCCCATCTGCGCCAGCAGGTTCGTTACCTGCACTCCGCCATCCGGTTTCAGGTCGTCCCGCGCGCGTGTGATACGCTCCATGATGGATTCCTTCTGAATCTCCCGCGTGCGTTCCAGCGTTTGTTGCCGGTCTCTTTTTTCAGGAGTGAGTGCTGGCGTCCCCGATGTCGCCTTATTCCCTTTCGGGGCCAGCCAATTGAGCAAATCGCGTGTTACGGGCATTTTTGACCGACTGCGAACGTTCCCTGGTCTTCCAAATCATCTACCGCTTCCAGGATGTGGAATCCCGCCCATCGCATCGCCATGCCCAGACCGTCGGCGGTGAACCGGAAATAATCGGACGGGTAGTCGTGCCGCTTGAATCCGATGTTGCGCGTGGTCAGTAAGCAGTACCCGTTTTGAGACAGCAGCGTATGCATGGCCTGGACCGAAACCCAGAAGCATGGATCATGCTCCAGCATTTCCGTCGAAACAATAATTCCGAAACTCCTAGGCCCGCGGCGCAACGTTGCCGCCGAATCCACCATATCCACCCCTGGACCTGGCCGGATGTCAATGCCGAGATAGGTGGGGAACCGCTCGCGGTCGGCAAATAATTCCCGGACGCTGCCATTCACGTTATAGCTGCCGACCTCCAGCACTGGCCCAGAGCACGGGAATCGCTCAAGCGCCGACTGAATGTAATTCATGCACGCTGGCGTCATATTTCTCCCGCAATAGCCGATGTGCTCGTTCGCTGCGCGCCTCCAGCGGTTCCAAACTGGGCCAACTGGCCTGTCCCACATGTTCCACCAGGACATCAGTCTGGATCGCCGCTTTCCAGCCCTTCGCGTAGGCCCGAATCAGCCAGTCGTCATCGTCCCCGCCGCCGGGCGAGAATCGCTCATCGAGATAGCCCACATCCACAATCGCTTCGCGCCGAACCATGATGCACCAGAACCACAGTTTCACGTCCAGGATGCCGTGCGGCGTCATCGTCGGCCCGACAAAATGAAGCCCGGAATGTTTTGGCAGGGAACCAGCCAAACCCTGCTGCACCCGATCCGTTGCCGGGCCAATGGCCGCCAGTTTCGGATTAGTTCCAAACCCTTCCGCCAGCTTTTCCAGCCAGCCTTCCGTCACCACTTCCGTATCGCTGTTCAGCAGCACCACGTAAGGCGCCGTCGAGAGCGCCAAGCCAAAGTTAATTGATTTCGTGTAGCCTAAGTTCTCGGACTGCGGGAAATGGCGCACTCTCGCGTTCCAGGCATGGAAACTGGGAGGTCTGTTCGGTCTGTTATCAACCCAAATCACCCGGAAACCCCTGGACAATCGCAACACTGATTCCAGGCAGGTGGCTGTTAAATCCGGCTCCCCATAGGATGGCAGGATGATGTCGAAGTTCACGTAATGATCCCCAAGTCCTTCATGCGGTCGGCCACTTCCCGCTCCGCCCGCTCGATGTAGGTGTTCCCCCAGAGGCCCTTGACGTATTTCAAATCTTGCCAGCAACGGATCACCAGCGCCTTCATCTCCTCGTAGCGGACCTCGCTTAACTCCACGGCCCCTTTCGCTTCAACTTGTGTCAGGGGTCGCGCAGGAATGGGTTGCGGTTCTGCTGCCAGCGGTTGCTGAGATGGTGCCGTAGGCGGTTCTGGTTGCGGCTCCGGTTCAGCTACTTGCTCTGGTGCGAGGGGCGGCATATCTGGTGGCTTCGGTCTTCGGACCCGCCGTGCGGTTGCTTGCGCCATGTCTCACCTCCAAACATAGGAATGGGTTCTCTCTCAGCAATTCACTTCCGAAAAGAGCCAACAGGGTGGCACGGCCTACCTCTTCAATCCACCCCCTACGTAATTCATTTTGTTCCTTGAGTTCCTCTTTGCTATAGCATGGTTTTAGCAACAGGGGCGGAATTGATGCTTGGACCCTGGAAAGGATACCGCCCATTTCGATTTCATTTATCATATCGTTACCTCCAAACCGTGGAATAGCTTTTACCAACGTGCGTCATCAGGATGTCCAGGAAATACCCGGCCCTGTATCCGGCCTTGCGCAACGCCATACAGTGCGTCCCATCATACCCCCTGCCTTCGAGCGCTGGCCACTCGCCCATCACTCCCTTGCGGCAGAAGCGGATTCCACCCACCGAGACGTGTTCCATAACCTCTGTGTCGTGGTGGGCCACGCCGCTCACTAGCAGCGGCTTCTCTTCATCCGGCGGGGTCCAGGGGTGGATATGCTCGTTCGACGGCCACAGCGAGAGTATCCCGTAGTCCGGGTGCCGCCCCATGATCGCAAGGGCTTTCTGGATAAACGGCTCCGACTCCGGCAGGCAGTCATCATCGGCGCAAATGTAGATGTCGGATTTCGCTTCCTGGTCGGCAATGATGCGCCGCTCGCGCTGGAACGCTGCGGCTTCCCATAGGCCATCCATCAGCCAGCGTGGAGTGCAGTCTTTTTCCTGCTGCCATCGCTGCCAACAGACTTCCGCTATGGTTCCTCGCAGCGTCCCAGCGCTTGCAACGCTACAGAAAAACAGGTCAATCACGAACTAATAGCTGGCCCCCATCGCCGAACGCGCTCCGATGAAGTGGACCTTCAAAGAAGCATACGACGGGCTGGTGCCGCCAATCGTGAACAGGATGCGGATGTTGCGCGAGATCGGGCAATTCGACGCCAGCGCGCCGCCCGTATCGGCCACGGCTGACTCCGCTCCCGCTTCCGCCACCCGCCGGAATGATGCGATGATTCGCCGCGTCCCGGCAGTCGTGGTGGCCTGCGCGAATCGGAACATGGTAAACCAGGTCGTCCCCTCATCCGGCGAGACCTGGATTGCTACGTCCAGCGTCGGTGAGGTTCCGGTCCCCGTTCCATGCTCCAGGATGAAGACCCCACCATCCAAGTCCGTGGGCATTTCGAGAGCGCCGGAGTTGATGGTCGCTGTCGTTGCCGTGGTCTTGGAGAAGAGGTTCGTGACATACGGTCTTGAGACAGAGCGTGCCATATCACATCACCTCCAAGTGGAAGTCTTCGAGGGTTGCCTTATTGCCAGCGTCTCCTACGGAGAACGTGATCCCCACCACAAAGGCGTTCCCTTCGTCGGTCGGGTCCACGCTGGTAGGGGCATTGTCTAGCGTCGTAAAGACGGCGTGCGTCCCGGCAACCTGGCTCGTGCCGGAACCCCGCAGAGTTTTCAGGACATCCTCAACAATGAATTCTCCTGTAATGCTCCAAGGGGCGTCCGTGGTATTCACCGCCACGGCAGTCGAGGCTTCCACGGTCGTGTTGCTGCCCGGGGTGCCCGAAGTGCCGTACTGCAATGTGACGGTTACGTTGGTTGTGACAGCCGTTTTCACATTGCCAGAAGCGTGCACTCGGAAGGATTTCCCTCTCAAGCGGTCGGTGCCGGGAATGTAAACCTTGACGGGAACGGCAGAGTCAGCGGATGTTTTGAACAGCGTAAAGGTTGTGCCAATCGTCGCTGTGTCTCCGAGCACCGCTGGCTTCGCATGCATTCTTGAAACAGTGTTTGCTGTTGCCATTTTGCCAGCCTCCTTTACACCAAGCTCACGTCGGCCTTGATCTTGCGGCAGCGACGGTTAGTGGAATCGAGTTCTTTCACGACGAACACGAATCGGTAGCTCACGAAAGCCCCGATATTGCCTTCCGGGTCAGCGGGATTCGGTCCTGGCTGCAACGTTCGGATGTTGAACGCCTGCTTGCTGGGGTCGGTGAGCCGCGTCGGCCCGGAACCGGCTAGGTCCACGGCCCCAACGGCGCCCTTCCCGATCAGGTAGTTCCAATACTTCACGTTCGGGGCGGTGCCGGAAGTCTTCACGTTTGTGGTCTGGACGATTCGGGTGTTGTCAATACGTCCCACTTCGTTCGGAAGCGGCGCGCCGTTGATGAAGGCTTGCGGGTTGGCGTACTTCATGATGTCAATGAAGCCGCCAGCGGTGTTGTCGGCCTTCAGGTCATACACCGCGTAAGGGTGCATGATGAGCAGCCGGTCGGCGGCGCCTTTTGGCCCGCCGCGCGCATCAATCCCGTTCAGGAGCGCGTTGTTCAGCCGAATGTCTCCGGTGGTGAACGTTGCTCCCAGGGTATCCACGTCGTTTGCGGTCGGAGAGTCGAATTCCAGCCGCGCGATGGTATCCACACTGAGTGCCCCACGGTAGGACAGCAGCTCCGTGTGATACAGGATGGTATTGGCGATGTCGGTTTCGAGCAGGAGCGCCGAAATCGAATAGAAGTCGGAATACGGCGATACCGTTGCCGAGACGGTTGTGCTTGCGGACGTCAGCCCAGCCCCCACGGTCCCTTCCGAAGATGGCGTGGTATTGGCCCCCGGCAAGGTCGGCCGCCACCACTGCACGGTCATGCCTTGCCTGCGTTCCAGAACGTCGTCCTCGCAGCCGCTCAGGAACCACGTCATTTTCTTCAGGGTATCCAGGGCCTTGCGCTTGTAGCTGACAGTCGCAAGATGCGCTTTCCCGGCATCGGTGGTCATGTTGGTTGCTGGCTGGTATGCCACTGATTACACCTCCGGTGTCAAAAGAAGTTGTTTAGCTATAGCTAAACTATTAGCTAAAAGCTCGTTTCTGTTGTCCCTGGCTTTTTCAGTCGGCGTTCGGCCTACTTACTTCAGCAACGAATCAGCGCTAGAGGTTCGCTCCCGCGTTGCTTTACCGATCCACCGCCCTTGGAAGGTTCGCTCCCGTTTAGGCGGGCAAAACTTGCAATCAACGGCTGGTTCTCAGCCAATAACTGCAATGGTAAACCAAATCCGTATCTTGTCAAGACTTCATTTCAGGCCGTACTTCGCCTTTTGTTTGGCAAACTCTTCGTCCGACATCGCCAGCAACTCCGGTTCAGACGGCATGGCAAGCGTTTTGGGGCCCCCACCGCCTGTCGGCGTGTTCGGCGGCGCAGTCTCACGCCCGCCGCCGGCGTCTGCCGGATTCGCCTTGACCTTGCCTTCCCGCACCAGGCTGTTGAAGGTGATCTCCAGGTTGTCGGCCGTCAACGGGCGCTTGTCGGTTTCCATGCGGCCGCTCATCAGTTCTGCCACATCGGTTGAGTCGGGATACCGCTCCCCAATCCGCCGGTGAAACTCTGCAATCGCCATGTTCCCCTGCACCTGCGCCAGCATCGTGTCCGCCGCACGCACGCGCTCCGGGTTGAATACCCGCCGGAATTCATCGGCGCTCTCGTAGCCCAGTTCGTGCGCCATCAGCTCCACATTGGCCTTCCCCGGCTCGACCGTGAAGCCTTTGTAGTAGGACTGCACATCAAACCCGTTCTTGGGCGTGCTTACTGGCGGAGCGGCCCGCTCCCTCTCAGCCGCTCGCAGCGTTTCGATCTCGTCCTTGCGTTCCTTCAGCGTCCGCCCCGCTTCTTCGATGGAGCTTTTCATCTTTTCAATCACTTCTTCGTTGGTTGCCCCAACAAATCGCGCCCCAGTCTCCGTTACTATTTCAATCTGTTCCGGCGGCTGGTTCGCAGCCGCCAGTGTTCCTTCCGCCATCGTTGCCTCCTAGTCTTCAATCGCTTCTTGCATCAATACCCCGTCCAGCCACTCCTCGCCTTGCGTCTCAAGAAGTTGGACAACCAACTCCGCCCGCTGCTGGATCGCACCTGCCGCCTCCACCTGAACCATCTGCAGGACGTGCTCCCGGTGTTTCCAGGACAGTTTCAGCCCCAAGTTCACAAACGGGTCCAGTGATTCCGACTGCCGCAATGCCCCCAAAGCTGCGTCTGCCTCCTGCTCCAGAAAGTCCAGCAGGCGTTTCCAGCCCGGCAAGGCGGTCAGCGCTTTGTACTCTGCGCCCTTCTTCAGGACTTCATTTTCTTCCGGTAGCAGCTCGCGCCCTTCGAGTCCCTCAGGACCTTGGTTCTGGCTCATTGAGCGCTTTCTGCTCCTCCCGCTGCATTGCCAGCGTCTGTTTCACGATTTCCTTGATTAACTCGGCCTGGCTTTTTTCGCTCTGGTTCTCGCTGACCGATTCCAGGCGCTCCCGCTGCATCTGCATTCGCAGCGTTTCCTCAGCCGCCGGCTGATTCATCTTCTGCTGCTCTTCCGGGGTCATGTCGCGGAAGAAGGCCCCGCGCGGCCGGTAGTCCACTGCATCCATCAGCATGTCCGCCAGCTCTTCCACATCCACAGTCTTTGACTGCTGCTGCGCCAGCATGGTAAGGAACGCCGGATTGAGCAAGCCTTGCTGCATTACCGGAAGCGCTTGCAGCAGTGAAGTCTTGGCGCGCGCGCGAGTGCCCGCCCGCAATTTGAACCGCACGGGCGAGTTCATGATCTCGAACCCTTCCGCCTCTTCCATGCCCCAGCGTACCTTCGTTTCAGGGTCCAGAAAGCGCACATTCATGTCTGCAAAGAAGTTCAGCACCGGCTCGACAAAGCTGTACTCATCGTTCTCGACGGAATAGGTGTGGCGTTTCCCGGTAGCCCCCGCTTGGATGTTCGCGCCCGTGGCCGTCCGCAGCGCGGCATTGCCTTGCACCGGGGCGGCACCGGTAACGGATTGGTCGGTGATCCCCGTCGTCGCCTGCGCCCGCAGGTCGGACAGGCTCACTTCCGCGTAGAACTGCTGTGAGACGTTCAGAATATCGTCGTGGATAATATCCTCTCTGGGGTTGTCCGCCTCGCGCGTGATTCCAGGCCGGCGGCGCAACTGGCTCTGCGGAATGGCCAGGCCGCGCCGCTTCGTCATGCCGCGATGGATGCCCAGCGCCGCCTCGTCTATCCTCGCCTCAATCATCTCCCTGGAAAGTTGCTGATCGCCTTCCACCACATCCGTAATGGCGAGACCGTAAAATCGGTCCAACACATCAGCGTAAACGGTGTTGAAGAATGGAATAATGCCGTAGCTGTTAGGTTCATTGTAGATCGCCACCTCCTGGTTGAGCACCCAAACCACGCGGTCTGCGGTGTAATACGTCACCAGCTCCAAGCGCTTTCCGGCAGGGTCAACCGTAGTCGCTTCCGTGGGGTTCCACGTCACGCCACGCATAGCCTCCGACTGCTGCTTGGCGGCGTCCCCCTGGCTCTGGCTGGTCTTCATGCTCAGTTTTACCAGTTCGTCATTGGCCGGGATGTCGAAGTCTGGCTGGTTGCGGTATTGCTCCAACTCGTCTATCCAAACCAGGCAGCGCTTGCAGGCAAACCGGGCGTCCTGGACGCTGGGCGACTCACAGTTATCGTCAATGTAGAAATCGCGCAGGGAAGTGTACCGCGCGAACGGCCGGTTGATCCGTTCTGCTTCCTCGATTTTCTGCACCTTGCGTTTCACCGGGCCAATCGGCGTCGGAACCATCCCCATCATCGGGTCGAATACGTTCCGGGTCTGGCGATAGAAGTACGGCACCCATTTCTTGCGTGTTTTGGTGTACGATTTCCAGCCTGCCTCGATAATGCCGTTCCCAAAAATCAGCTTGGCCTTGAATGCCCGGCGCATGTGCTCGCGCCCGCCAGGTTCACCCTTTGGCCCCTTCTGGTCAAACTGCCAGATCACCAGGTCGCGGTGCCGCCGCGCCGCCATCGGCTGCACCCCGTATTCCGGGTCAATATCCGCCCAGGGATAGTCTGCGAAGATGTCCATGAATCGCGGCATCAGCGATTCCACCATCTTGAACGCCATATAGACAGGGATATTGGCGCGGGGAATGCGCGTGCCGGGCCATACCTTCTGCGCGGAGTAGGCTTTGTAAATCTGGTCGGCACGCGCCCAGCGGCCTTCGTGGTTGGAATGCCTGGCTGCTGCCGCCGCCTGGAAGTCCTGCACCGCCACTTTCAAGGCGTAGGCATCACTCCACTCTTGTGGCGGGATGATGACCCGCTGCTCTTCTTTTTCCGTCAGTGGCGTCGTTGCGGTTGCCATAAGGCAAGCTCTTAGCCTTTAGCTTCTTTTGGCTAATAGCTAACGGCTGTTCTTTTCAAAGTCCTACGTACACCCCGTCGCGGTCAGCGTCCGGGTGCCGGAACATCCCTTCATCCCATACCGGCTCCCCAGCCGCCCCAAAGCCCAGGAACTTCGGTGCGCGCGCTGGCAGTGGCTTGCCGTCCCAGTCCGGGGAGTCTGGCATTACGTCCCCCGTGATCCCGCCCTCACGGTTCTGCATCTGGTCCGCCAGGGTATCCAGGATGTCGTCGTGATACGTCGAAGTATCGGAAAACCGCGTAATCTCATGGATCAGTTCCAGCTTGTACGCCAAGTCGTCGGCAAAGCGGATGATTCCGGCCTGGAACCACGGCTGCAACCCTTTGATGCGATGTTTCTTGGAGATCCGCGTATCGCGCCGGATGGGGACGATCATGGGGTACTTGCCGCGTTTCGACATCTCGCGCTTCAGGAACGGCAGCAGGATTCGCGTGTGCGCCTCTTCCTCCATTTTGATATCAATGAGCTTGTTCCCGTACCGCTCGTGCATCTCGAAAATAAGCTCGATCACTTCAAACGGCGAGAAGTGTCCCGCAAAACCGTCCACAATCAGGCAGCGGCCATCACGGTCGAACCCGCCCACCGAAAATGCCGAGAAATCCCCTGTCTCTGTGGGCTGCATTCCGCCCAAGTCAATCGTGGCGTGCATCCGCAGGAACGGCAGTATTTCCCGCACGGTCTTGCGCGCCACAAACTTAATCTGATCTTGGGTCGCCAGTCCGCTCCCCTGCGGGATGGGCTTGTTGAGGTACTGCGTGGAGTAGATATATTCCCCGTCTTCCCGCCGGATGCGGTCCAGCTCAGTCAGCGGGAAGCGGCTGGGCCAGAGCGGGGAGCCGTCATCGTTCACGGCGCCGCGCACGTGCATCTTCCAGCCGCGAATCCGGCCCTCTTCCATGCGCTCGATGATGTCTCCGTAGAGGTCGTTGAAGTCATATCTCGTCCCTTCCACGTCTCGCCATCCCCGGTGCGGCCAGATGTCGGAGCGTTGCAGCAGCGGCTCCATATACCAGAAGTGCTCTTTCACTTCCCTGATTTGGTGCGGGGTCTTCACATTCTCTTTGTCCACCAGGTCGGCGCACTTAATCACGTCGTAATGCGAGCCGGAAATGGCTTTGCCCACCGAGGACATCGAGACCGTAGGTTCTTTGAGCCATTTCTGCTTCCGGCAGGGCACCGTGAACTCTTCATTGCTTCCGAAGTCTTTCACGCTGCGCTGCGGGCAGAATTCCGGGAAGAGCCACCGGAACGTCCCGTTGTACCGGAAATGTCCCAGAGTCTCTTTCAGGACGCGCTCGGCCTGTTCGCTGATGCCGGCGCCCAGATGAACCCGCACGTCAGGGTAGTTGATGATCCACTGCACCGAATGGGAGATGGAAACGATGGTGGTTTTCAGAAATCCGCGCGGGTCCAGGATCAGGTTGTCGCGGGAACCGGAAAGCTCCCACAATGAGCACGCCGGCTTGTAATCGCGCCAGTTGCCCTTATCATCCAGGATTTCACTTCCACCTTGAAACTGCTGCAAGGAATCCAGGATTGGCCCGTGAATGGCAAGGTCAATGTCCTTGTAGCCCAGGATTCGCGTCGCCAGAAAATGCAGGTCCGTGCGGGCGCGCTGGCGCATGGCGTAGTATTCCTGCAAGCCACGCTGATCTGCGGAGTCCTGAGCCGTAGGTCCTGACTCCTGCCGAAGGGCGTGTCGAAGGGGTCTACCGCTTTTTGCCATAACCACGTTTTGCCAATGATTTTTGCAGGTTGGGGAGCTTCGATGCTGAAAGTCCTGAGCGGAGCCGAAGGGCTGAAAGTCCTGAGCGGAGCCGAAGGGGCATCCCCTTCTTGCGCGCTTTCCCGGAGAGGATAGCGTGCGCTAAGCGGACCTGTGCCTGACTGCTAAGAATTCTTCACCTCCCAAATGTTTCAGTTGATATAGGAGTGACATTCGAATCGAGGTTGTGCCTTGGATTCCGGCATTTCATTTAGCTGCTTCCGCTGGGCGGTGGAACCATTTCTTGAGGTGCTCCGCTTCGCGCTCCGGCAAGTTTTCAAAGCGCAGACAGGCCCTCTCGCTCCAAGGCGATTCCTTGCAGATTTCGAGAGCATTGTCTAGGACGTTGAAATTAAACCTTACCGCGTCCGCACTCGGCACATTCAGATTGAGTCCTTCGTCCTTTTTCTGCCCTTGCGCGAACGCAACCCCAATAAGTAATAGCGTCAAACAAACCAAACGAAACATCGCGTTGATCCCCTTTCCTGTACTAAGAATAATCCACCCGGAACAATGACAACCCAAAACTCGCTAATCAATAACGATCACTTGCGGCGCAGTAGCTGGCGGCGCAGCCTCTTTCAGGGCCATATAGATTGATGCATTATCGTTGGTCGTACCAACCAATGTAGGGTCTGACGTATCCCCAGTCGCCGTCAAGATGCGCCATTCCCCGCAACTGCCCATGTCGCTGGCTTCACCGCCAGTCAAGGTGTTCAAACAACCCGCGCCTGGATACAGCGTATAACTTGCCGTGGCAGTCATGCTGGTAGCTGCATTGGATTCCGGCGCGATGCCGCGAAGGAACAGGTACTCCAAGCTAACTATTCCGCTGATCGTCAGGCTTCCGGCATCGGCATTGTCCGATGCCCCCGTTTGAATCGCTCCCTCAATCGTGATGATATTGCCAGCCCCGATGGTAAATTCTATGCACTGCATCACTTTGTCGGTGATAGTATTGGCTGTCGTCAGCGTGATCGTGCTACTGCCGGAACTCAGCAACGTGCCGAGAATGGAATACCACGCTTCCACTTGCGCGCCGGCCGCAGCCGCGCCCTGACCATTCCTGAATGCAGCTAGAAAATTGTAGGTATTGGAGCTAGAATCCGTTACGCTGGCAATCTCGCTGCTAGTTCCATCCGCAGTGCCAGTATTGTCTATCCCGAAAACACAGAGCATTACATTACCGACTTCGGCATTTTCAACCGCCAAGGTACAAACTAGGGTAGTGTCGGAAACCTCCTCCGAAGTGTTGCATTGTGCGCCGCCCGAAGCCCACGCCCCCCAGCCCGCCTGCGGCAGGAAAAGTCTAGCCAGCAGCACGGTCAAGAAAACAGCGTTAATTGATCTGCGCACGAATATGAATCCTTACCGCTGTCGGCGTGCCGGCGACAGAAATTATTTGCAAGTTGTGCGGCACCTCAGCGGCAATGGCGGAGTCGGCGAACGCCGTGGTCGTCTCCGAAGTATCGTCGCAAACCAGCGAAGCCGTCAAACTGTTTGTGCCAGCCATGTTCGGCGTCGCTTCCGCCCGCTCGTCAAGCTGGATGGTAACGGTGCTCGCGGCGGGCAGGCTGGAGCAAGTCACCTCCTGGAGCGTAACAGCGGCGGCCCAATAAAATTGGACCTTGTTGGTCAGGGCCGTGGTCGGATCGAAGATGGGAATTGACTTCGTGAGCTGCTTGTTGGCCACTGCCAACTTACCCGAATCCACTGAGCCGGCGTCAATTGTGCAGCCGTCCTCGCCAGCCGTGCAGGTGAAACTCCCGAAGTCTTCCGCTGTCATTTCCGTGTCATCAATAGTCTGGCCCAACAAACTCACCGCCGCCGACAGGTTGGCGTCAGGGATGTCCCCGGTGATGGCATCGGCGTCCGCCAAGTCCAGCGCACCCCAGTTACCAGTGCCAGTGCCGGTGACGCGCAACACCTGGCCCACCGTAGCGGGGCTGGAGGTGGCCGTAGCGATGAAGTCCGTCGTATCAACGCCATCGAGCGCCGGGAAGAGGTGGAGTTGCTCGTTGGTATTCGCCCCCACATTGCCCTCGCACAGGAACCCGCCGCCTCCCGTGCCATCCAGTGTGGATACGCACTCCTCGGCGTTGAAGGCCGGATTGCCAGCGAGCGTCTGCGAGAAATCAAAGGCGGGCGTCCCCGTCGCATTCTCCGCCGCCGCCGGGAATCCCGTCAGCCCGGTGCCGTTGGTCAGGCTGGCAATGTAGTTCCCGGTTGTGTCCGCTGGCATCCCCACGCTGTCCGCCCGGATTACTCCAGAAATATCGTTCGTGGTGTTGACGAAGTTGATATCTGCGGAATCCTCGAACCGCCCCGTGGTGACAATCGCAGTGAACGTGCCGGCATTGTCGCCGTCCTCCACCTCCATCGAATCGCCGCCAGCGCCGCCCTGATCTGCCGTGCAGGTGATGACTCCAGTCCCGGCGATGGCACTCACCTTGTCCGTGCCGCCGCAGGTGAGCGGCTGCACCGTATTGGAGTCCGCGTTGGGCAGTGTCACCGTGCGCGCGGCGGTAGGGTCCGTCACGGCGATGGTGGTTTCAAATGCGTCCACCGTGAGGCCTTCCAGCAC